TGTATTGGTTCATCCATGAGGCGCCGATCAGCGCGCCGATGGCGCCGTATGTCAGGGCCTCAATCAGCCAGCCGATCATGGCTGCACCTCGCCGCTGTAGCGCTCGAAGCCTTCGCCGTACTCGTGGCAGTAGGTCGCCGGCCAGCATCCGCGGGTGCCCTCGGGCACCATGTTGTACATACAGTCGTAGGTGCCGTGACCTGGGGTTGTCTTGATCCAGACGTGGACAGGGCCGCCGAGTGCCCAGCCCGGATCCCGCTTTATGGCGGCGGCCATGAACTGCTCGAGGTCGTGATGCCCCTTGCTCATGACGATGTAGGTGTCTTCGCCAACGCTCTGCACGTCGAGCGGATGCTGTTTTGCAGGCATGCAGGTTCCTTGGCCGCCATATCGCGGCAGTGAATAGAGGGGAGAGGGGTTACAGCTGGGTGGAGTGCAAATGTGCTCCTGTAGTCATTCGCCCTGGTTGGCGAGAGCATTCAGGCGCTGGAAGGACGTCCCCGAAATGCCGTGGACTCGCTCATCTGGCGGCACGTCTTCGTCGCGAAGGTCGTAGCGCTTGAGGAGGTCGATCAGCTGGCGCTGGTCGTGAATGGGCTGGATGCAGGGATGTCCAGGTAACTCGGCTGGCATCTCGAAGCAAATCCGGTCGTAGCCGTTCCCGCCGACGTGCCAGGCTATCGGCGCCCTCCGCTCTGCGCTGGCGGATAGGGCGGCGCATGCCTCAATGGCCGCCGTGGTTACGGCATTACGGTGGGCTGGCAGGTAGCCGATCAGAGCCAAGTGCGCTTGGCTCGCTACACGAAGTGCCTCGGCCAGATGGGCCCGCAGCCGCTCAACTTCTGCCAGGCCTTCCAGGTGTCGCCTTGCGAACTCGGTGTTGGCCGCAATCAAGCGCTCTGCCTCGGCAGTGTCGGTCATCGGCCCCAGGCCAACTATCGGCAGCCCAGTCGCCGCCGCATCCCGCTCCGCCTCTTCTTTGGTCCACCAGAAGGAAGTACCAACCATCCAGGCTATAGGCTCGGTGTGGGGCTGCGGGGCCGGCTCAGCTGTAAGGTGGTGCCAGCTGGCGACTTCGAACTCTGCAGGGCGCAGGCCGAGGCGATTGCCGTCTTCCATTACAGCAACAACGGCGCCGTGGCTGTTCGTCCACACCCGGTAGGTTTGGCCTGCTTTAGCCTCTGGGTAGTGCGAGAGCTCGACACCAGGGATCCGGTCAGCGGTTGCGGTAACCAGCATGCGGACGGTGCGCGGCACGCGATCGCCATACGGGTAGCTGGCGCTTCGCTTGTGAAGTGCCGGGCAATCGATTCTGTTTTCTGTGGGCATGGGGATACCTGTTGAGTAATGGCCTATTGATACTTTTCTGGGGTGCTGGTAGATTCACTGCTGCTCAGCCTTCTGTGGAAAGCACAAGCTTTCCAGAGGTGGCAGAGTGGCTAAATGCACCGATCTGATACGTCGGCGGTCGGGCAACCGACCCACGGGTTCGAATCCCGTCCTCTCCGCAAAGCCCCCTCCAGCAATGGAGGGGGTTTTCTGGTTTAAGGGCCATCGATTTATGCGGCAATGGGCTGTTTCGCGGCGATCCTCCATGGATCGTTTGCTCTAGCCAGCGCTGCCATTGGCGGCGGGCTGACGCTATTGCCGCACATGTGCACCTGCTCGGTCTTGGTGAACGGCTTGCCGTCGGCACCCTTGTCGATGATGTAGCTGGCCGGGAAGCCCTGGGCGCGGTAGAGCTCGTGCGGCTGCAACATGCGAAGGCAGATATCTACGATCACATAGGGCGTTCCCTTCACGAAGACGGTGACCAAGCCCAGGCGGTCCTTGGTGGTAACCGTCGGTGCCGGTGCGTCGCAGGCGCTGATGTTCTCAGTGCCGTAGTAGCTGATCAGGAATGCCGCGACGCGCAGGGCGCCTTCCTCATGCTCCGGTGACAGCTTGTACTCGACCAAGGCGTGGTGCTCGGCGCCGGCGGTCATTGTCGGTACCAGGTCATCTACTGCACGCCCTACGCAGTTGCGGCGCAGAGTAGCCAGACTGGCGGTCACGAGGCGCTGCTGGCTGCCGGTGTTGGTGACCGTGGTCAGCGGGTCGTCTGCGCCCTTGGCTGGCGTGGCGTTGAATCCTCCGTTGGCCTGTTCGATGAAGGCTGTCACCAGCGCCCGGTGACTCTGGGTCATAAGGGTGCCCATCGGCTGGTCGGCTGGCACAGGCTTTCCCGCATAGACCGGACCGCCGGCCCCAATCATTACTGGGCTAGCCACAGCGAATGACCCGCCGCGCGGCCAGGAGGTCACAGTTCGCAGCGGCTCATTTGCCGACTGGGCCAGCTCGCCAGACCAGTTGGCGATCGGCACGATGAAAGGCTGCGGGTTGTCCAGTACGAACTTCTTCATGCCCTTGGCCACACGGCGCAGCGTTGCTGCTGCCAGCTCCTTCTTGCGACCGAAGATGCTTTTGCTCGGCACGCTCCAGTCAATGCAGTCCGCGGCCGTGCGCCACTTCTGCTGGCCCTTGGCTGGTTGCTTGGCGTGGGTAGGCTCTGGCCACACGATGGGCTGGCCGTCGCACCTGGCGATCATGAATAACCGCTCGCGGCTAGTCGGCGCGCCGAAGTCGCAGGCTTTGATGATGCGCCATTCCACCTGGTAGCCCACACCTTCGAGTAGGTGCACGAACCGGCGCCAGGTGATGCCACGGCGCTTCGGGTCTGGCACGAGGAACTGCTGCTGCACTGGCACGCACTCGCCGATGGCAGCCACGCTCCCGTCCAACTTCATCACCCGCCCGGTTGCCTTGTCGCGCTTGGCGATCAGCGGGCCCCACTGCAAAATCTGCTTCACGTTCTCCAGGCTGATCACCCGTGGCTTTTTCTTGCCGGCCCACTTGAGGCCGATCCACGACAGGTTGCGGATCTCGCGCTTGCGGGGCTGGCCGCCGGCAGCCTGGCTGTGGTGGGTGCAGTCCGGGCTCATGTGGAACCAACCCACCGGCCGGCCCTGGCATTCCTCGTCCGGGTCGCCCTCGAACACGTCGGTGGTGAAGTGGCGCGCTGCAGGGTGGTTGGCGGTGTGCATGCTGATGGCCGCCGGGCTGTGGTTCTTGGCGACCGTCACCGGCCGGCCCAGGCCCATCTCCAGCCCGGTACCGGCGCCGCCGCCACCGCAGAAGAAGTCCACCACGATCTCATCGTCTTGCGGATCGAAGCCAAGGCCGTACTGGGTTTTGAAGTCGAGGTGGTTCTTTTTCTGAAACGCAGACATAGGCGGTCCTCGCCGGATATATTCATCGGCTTTAGAAGGGAGAGGTTTCAATGGATCAGGGGCTGATCAACGACATCATTTCAACGTCGTTTGGCGGAGCTGCTGCCGGCCTGGCGTTGTATGGCGCGCAGACTTTGTTTAGCTGGGTAGGGGTGAAGCGTGATGCTTGTCGGGTTTACAGGTGGATGAAGGCTGGGGCTCATTCGGACAAGGACACTTACCGTTCAACGAGGGCCATTGCGAGTTACACAAACCTGACCGAGGACAGGGTTAGGTTTGTCTGCAGCTACGATGATCGAATTCACCTTTCGGTTGGCGATAAGCCTGACATGTGGAGTTTGGAGGGTCGCGGAAGAAAGTCGGGGTTTTGAAGCGAGTTTGTGTCTCGACCAATTTCGATTGCAGGTGCAGTAATCGCCGGGGAGGCGTTAATTAGTGGCAATTTGATGTCGTTTGGTCTATTGGTTGTGATTCCAGACCAGCGAGTTGAATCCCCGATGGACCGCGAGCCAACAAACCAGGAAGTCGCAGCAGTTCTCGGAATTGATGAGGATCAGGTTGATAAGTACCGTCAGGAGGCTCTGCTATTGGGCGACGGATCCTGGCTGATCCACTTCTCATACGACATGCCGCGAGAGCTGCGGCACAGCTTCACTGGTAGCTTCACGGCGATCGTCGAATGCGTGACATCCTGTGTGGATGCTCGCTCAGTCGACTGAGGCTGGCGGGCAGCGCCGGAGGGTCAGGCGGCAGCGGCCTGCTCTTTGATCGCCATGATTGAGTTGGCTGCGTGGCGAACGTAGAACAGCCGCGCCATCAGGTTCGGGCATGGCTTGCTGATCTTGGTCTCCCAGAGGTCGCTTCCGCCGAGCAGCGATTCATTGCTCTGGAGGAAATCGTATGCAAGCACCAGTTCGGTATCCCGGCCTTCGGCGAAGGTCTCGATCTCGTCAATCACGTCGGCCAGGTCGTCGAATGGCAAGCGCTCGTCGGATTCGGCCTGCTCACGCAGCCACTCGCCCAGCTGCTCAGCCTGCTCGAGCGTGGCGCCACTGTCGGGGATGTCGGCCATCCACGCCGGGATCTTGTCGGCATCGAACTCCTCGTCGATCCGGCCGACGATGCAACTGCAGACCGTGTCGCGGATGCTGTCGAAGTCGATAACTTCGCGCTTGCAGGTGCTCTCCAGCTTTTCGTGCAGGTACCCATCGCTCTGGTGTCGTAGGAAGTTGATGCCGTAGTCGGCGCCGACATGCCATAGCAGCCCGTCGATATCGCCGAACATCGACATGCCGTAGGCAGTGACGCAGATATCGAAGTGGTAGACCCGGGTGCCAGGCTGCTGGCAGCGCCAAACCTCGACGCCGTTCTCATTCACCAGCTGCGTGTATTGGTGCTGGGCCAGGTCTTCAGCGACACGGGCGGCGAGTTCGGAGCGTTCTTGGTCTTTCATGGCTTTCTCCATGCATGCGCCGCCCTCCGTGGCCGGATGCGGCATGGTGGCAATTTGGTTTGTGATGGGGTATTACGGGTGACCGTCCCGCTGCCTGATCAGGAGATCAAATGACATATTTCGCAGATGTGAATGATGCCTCTATGCTCTATGAAGCCCTTTCCAAAAAGGACTACTGCTTTGAGTGCGGCAAGTCGATCAAGAAAGGTGTTGTCATGTACGACGGATGTATTGACGAAAGCACCGCTAAAACCATCTCATTGCACCCTGCGTGTGCCGCTGTTTTAGGGCAGCGTCTCATTTCCGACGGTTACGCAAATCGCCGTAATAGCTAGGGGATTCCTCGAGCAATCAGCTCGGTGCATGCTCGATCACATAGATACCCGTGTTGTCAGGGTCGTCGCCGAGCTCCAGGCCCGGAGCGCGCAATTCGCGGCGCAACCTGAACTGATCAAGCTTCAGCGCCACAGAACGGCTTATCGCAATTGTGTGGCGCGGAGGCTTGAGAAGCTTCACGGCTTCATCTCGGGTCAATTCGTGCAGGCGATGAATCATCAGCGTCATCGCCTCGCCCTGTTCCTCAATCCCGGACCACTCCATCAGCTCTAGCAGGGCCTGCTTAGTCCCTGGTCGAACCTTCAAGCGCAGGTCTTCTTCCTGCAGGAGCTCGGCCTTGGCCCTGCGCTTCTCGTCACGCTGCTGCTGCGTCAGAGCCATCATCGCCTCCATTGCGCACGAAGGTGGCGCCCGGCCCGATGTCGAGCAGGTCGCATACCCGGTTGATGATCTTGAGCGCAGCGTCGAACACCTTGGCGTCGTCCGGCTCGCGGGCCAGGCGCTTCATGTTCGGCTGGTGCTCCAGGCAGACCTTGTCGACCAGGCGCCGGGCCAGCCTGCGCAGGTGATCGGCGCTGTCGTGCTCTCGCAGGCTCAGCGCGAAGGCCAGGGCCACATCATCAGGCCGGTACTGTCCTCCGCTGCGGGTGTTGTACAGCTTCTTGACCGGCCGATTCATCCAGGCCGGCAGGGTGACGACTCCAGAGGGTGCTTTCTGCATTTCGATGCTCCTGTAGGCCGCTGGGCGGCAGGTGGAACTGTTCTTGCCGCCGGCGCTGGCGGACCAGGTTGTTGATCCGCCTCATGCCGCGCGCCCCGCGTCGATCTGCTCGGCGATCTCGAACAACTGCTGGGTCAGGTTCTCGATGGTGGCAGCGCCGCGCACACGCTCGGCGCGGCTCCACTGGCAGCTACGGTTGAACAGAAGCTGCAGGTTCTGCTCCAGTTCCTTCCGGCGCTGGAGCAGGTCGAGGATGGTGGCGAATGGCATGGCTATGCACCTACCAGGTGATGGAGCGGGGCGAACGGGATGTCGTCGTCGAAGCTTTCCTGGTCGGGCGGCGCGGCCTGCTGGTTCTGGCGCTGCTGGCTGTACTGCTGGCGAGGCTGCTGCCGTTGCTGCTGGGGCTGGCGCTGTTGCTGCTGTCCGCCGCCCTGGTTGTCAGGCCGGCTGCCAAGCAGCTGCATGGTGCCGTTGATGTCGACGTGCACCTCTGTGGCGTACCGCTTGATGCCATCCTTCTCCCATTCGCGGGTTTTCAGCTTGCCCTCGATGTAGCACTGGGAACCCTTGCGCAGATACTCGCCAGCGATTTCCGCGACCTTGCCGAACAGCACCACGCGGTGCCATTCGGTCTTCTCGACCTTCTGCCCGGTCTGCTTATCGGTCCAGGCCTCGCTGGTGGCCAGGCTCAGGTTGGTGACCGCGTTGCCGTTCGGCAGGTAGCGGACCTCTGGATCCTGGCCGCAGGTGCCGACCAGGATGACTTTGTTTACTCCGCGAGCCATGTTGTCTCCTAGCGCTGCAGTGCTTTGCGAACGAACGGGTCGAGGTCAGGTTGGTTGAGCAGCCAGCGGCGGTAGTCGGCCGGCAGATC